ATATACAAAAAAGGCGTGTGATTAGCGAATTTTAAGGATTAAAGTTAATGAAAGAAGAATTGATTTTGAAGGTGAAGCCGGAAACGCTGGATAGCCTTATGAATGCTTTGGTTGATATAACCAGTGAAATGAAAGCAGCTGCACCCGACCAGCAGGTGCGATTCGGGGATGAAGTTTATATGACTTGTCTGTGTCTGGAGAATACGGTATTGGGCGCTATTCGACAGGTAGAACTGAAGAAAAAAGAGGGCAAAGAGATTGCCGGATAACTGGCAGCCCGGAAAGACGGGCAGGGGCGGCAGGCACGGCCGGAAAGTTGGTAAATCGAAAAAAAGAAAGCGTAGAAAGCCGCAGGGGTTCGATTCCCCTCGCCCCACGATATAAACCTCTAAAATTTAGATTTATGGCAAAGAATTTCAACCAAGGAAGAAGGGCTGAACGCCAATTCAAGCAGAAGCTTCGCACGATGATAAGCAGTGCGGCCCATACACAGAACATTGCCGACCAGGCTATGGATTTGGCCGGACAGTTCATGACAGAGGATGCGATCAGTAACTCGGATGCCTACCGGGTGATAGAGAATGTGAGCTGTGCGTGCGAAGAAGCCATGCAGGTGCTGATTGAGGAACTGAAAAAGGGAACACGCCTTTACGAGATACTTCCGGATGATTCGGATGACATCAAGCGGAAAGCGATTGAGGAATTATAAATGAGCAATATATCAAGAGATAAACGATATGAGAAAGCAGATTTTGACAGATAACGAAACAAAGACCTTCCTGATGAAGACATTCGGATGCAGCCGTCAGGCTGTGTGGCAGGCACTGAATTTTGTCCGTGACAGCGACCAGGCGCGACGGATACGCACTCTTGCCCTGAAGCGAGGCGGTAAACTGACCGACGGGAACTTCATCCCGAACTGCGAAACCACCTTTGAAGAGTGCGAGAAAACCATGACCTGCACCTTCGGTCCCCGTGTAAAACTGGTAGTCCACCGGAAGACCAACGATGTGGACGTGTACGTGGACGGAAAACGGACCGAAACCTACCAATGTGAGTTTGTATCAGACTTCATGCAGCTGCAGCACGAGACCCAACAGATGGCAGCCGCCTTATAAACAGAAATGAAATGGAGTATTATGGAAAGATATTGTGCATATCCTACAATGACCTGACCTACGACGACCGACCGGTGATGGTGAACGGGAAGGCTGACTACAGCAGAAGCCGCACGCTGAAAGGCGTTCATCCTTCCACTCTTTCCGAAGAAGAACTTGCTCCCATCCTGTCGGTACCCAATTACAAGAAATTAGCGGCCAAGAAAGAAATCAACGTAGTGCGACCCGGCAAGGGGCTTGGAAGCTATGCACTGGTAGAGATAGCGACCATGCCACTGCGGTTTCAGGAAAGGATAAAACTAAAATACGGAGACATGAAAGAGGACGTTATAAGAAATTGGCTCGGCAGCCATTACCACATCGATGCGAAAGCCCGGGAGTTCTACACCCGATTCCGCTTTGACAACGGTGATGCCCTTCCGCCGGAACACATCCAGGAATATACGGTGAACGCTTCGGTGATTGAAGCTGTGATGCGTGCCATGGAGGATGCCACCTTTATGCGTAAGGCCATGAAGGCCGGTCCGGTGAACTGGGGTGAGCTGGCAGGAGCCATCAGTTATTATCAAGCAGAGTTCGGCCACACCTTGCCTGTGAGTTCTAACCGCTTCAAGAAGCGTGTGAATGATTTTAAAGCCAACGGCTATGAAAGTCTTATCAGCCGCAAGTTCATGAACCAGAACCGCCGGAAAGTGACCTACGACATTGAGCGCCTGCTGCTGAGCATCGATGCCCAGCCGGAGCAGCCCTTCAATACCACCGTGTGGGAGCAGTACAATATGTTTGTACAAGGTGATTTGGAACTGTATGACCCCGAAACCGGCGAGGTATTGAACCCAGCAGACTTTACCGACAAGGATGGAAATCCGCTGGTGTTAAGTCCGGCCACGGTAGCCAACTACCTTAACAACCCCAAAAACAAGGCCCTTAGAGCCAAGCTTCACATGAGCCAATGGGATTTCAACAACGCCTACCGCCCCTACCATCTGCGCAGCATCGGTGAGTTCTCATTGAGCAAGGTGAGCCTTGATGACCGCGACCTGCCTCGCCCGATGAAGGATGGCAACCGTGTGAAAGCCTATTATGCCTACGATGTGGTGAGCGGCGCTGTGGTAGGATATGCCTACAACCGGTACAAGACTACCGAGTTGTTTTTGGACTGCATGCGAAACATGTTCCAGACCCTGGACCGGAACGGCATGTATATCCCCGCCGAGCTGGAAGTGGAACACCACCTGGTAAGTGACTTTGCCGACGGCTTGATGCAAGCTGGTACCGTCTTCCCCCTGATCCGCTGGTGCAACCCCGGGAACTCGCGTGAAAAACGTGCCGAGCACAAGAACCGCGAAAAGAAATACGGTGTAGAGAAACGCACGCAGGTAGGTATCGGTAGATGGTATGCCAAGCTGGAAGCCAACCGCCCGAAGGAAGAAAAGGTGTATGACGAAAAGAACAACACCTACAAGGTGAAGACCTACAGCTATGAAGAACTGGTAGCCGATGATATACGCGCCATCCAGACCTTCAACGCGCAGCCTCACCCCAACCAGAAACGCTATCCTGGCATGAGCCGATGGGATGTGCTTTGCGCCCACCAGAACCCGAACCTTGCGCCTTGGGACAAGGCCGTTCTTTACCGGTTCATCGGTCAGCACACCGAAACGACCATCCGGCAGAATACCTACTGCACGGTGATGTACAACCAATACGGACTGCCCAGCCCGGAAATCATCGAAAAGCTGGAGCCGAGAAACTACAAGGTAGATGCCTATTATCTGCCCGATGCCGACGGAACCATCAACGAGGTATATATCTACCAGAACGGACGATATATCGCCACCTGCAAGGCCGTAGCCCGTTACAATGAGAATACAGCTGAGCAGACCGAAGCCGACAAGGCAGCCTATACCGAACAGGCCAAGTATGTAGCCAAGTTCGACAAGATGATGAAGGAAAGCAAAATCAAGCGTGTGGGCATCCTTGCCAAAGAGGAAGCGAAACTGATAACAGAGGTACAGGCGGAAGCCGTTCCCCTTCCTGCACAAGCCGAGGAAGAAGATTACTCAGCCTATATGGACATCAGTGCCTTTGAGCATGATGCAGTAGCCAAGATATAATTAACGACGTTAGAACGAATTTAAAACAGCATTCAAATGGGAATAACAAATGAAGTAAAGCAACGTATTGTGGCAGCGATAGCCGCCGACCGTGAAAATTATCCCAGTGACAACCGTCATGCTACGGCACTGGGCATAGCCCCCAGTGTGTACAATACCATTAAGCGGGGCAATTATGAAAAGCAGGTCAGTGATGCCAACTGGGTAGGCATAGCCCGAAGACTGGGCGTGCAACTGCGTACGGAAATGCCCTGGCAGGCAGCACAGACCCCGACCTATGTGTTTGTGAGCAAGCAGCTGGAAGTGTGCCAGGGCAGCGGACTGAGCGCCATCCTGTGCGATATGCCCAATATCGGCAAGACCTTTACCGCGAAGGCATACGTGAAACAGCACAAGCACGCCGTATATGTGGACTGCAGCCAGGTAAAGACCAAGTTGAAGCTGATACGCTACATTGCCAAGGAATTCGGCGTGACCAGCAACGGACGCTACAGCGACGTGTATGAAGACTTGGTAGCCTACCTCCGCACGATTGATACGCCTCTGGTTATTCTGGACGAAGCCGGCGACCTGCAGTATGAAGCCTTCCTTGAACTGAAGGCCCTGTGGAACGCCACCGAGCGCTGCTGTGCGTGGTATATGATGGGTGCCGACGGGCTGAAGGAAAAGATTAACCGCGCCATCGAAGGCAAGAAGGTTGGCTATACCGAAATGTTGAGCCGCTACGGTGACTCCTACAGCAAGGTGACCCCGGATGATGCGCAGGAACGCGAAAAGTTTCTGAAGGCACAGGCTGCCATTGTAGCCAAAATCAATGCCCCGGACGGTGCCGACATTGCCAAGATCGTTCACAGCACCGGAGGCGGCTTGCGGCGCGTATATACCGAAATCGAAAAATTAAGGAGGATGCAAGCATGAAACTGAAAAGAGCCTACAGCCCCGGTGAGGTGCTGAATATGAAAATACCCCGGTATGAATTTACCGGGGATTGGCAAGCCTCGATAGGTAACCCTGCCAAAAGCGGCGTGTGGATTATCTGGGGTGCCAGCGGGAACGGAAAGAGCAGCTTTGTGATGCAGCTGGCCAAGTACCTGTGCGGCTTTGGACGCGTGATCTATGACAGCCTTGAGGAAAGCACCGGCCTTTCGTTCCAGATGAGTCTGAAACGACATAAGATGGACGAAGTGCGCAAGCGTTTGGTTATTCTTGACCGCGAGTCGATGGACCAGCTGGAGGAACGCCTGCAGCGCCGTGGCAGTCCCGGCATCGTAATTATCGACAGTTTCCAGTATAGCGGTTTGAACTACAAGACCTACAAGGAGTTTAAGGAGCGCCACCCCAAGAAACTGTTTATCTTCATCAGCCATGCAGAAGGATCTCATCCGGCAGGCAGAAGCGCCCGCAAGGTGGAATATGATGCCGATGTGAAAATCATGGTGAGCTGCTTCAAGGCCTGGTGTAAGAGCCGTTTTATGGAAAAACCCGGTGAACCCTATGTGATTTGGGAAGAAGGTGCTGCCAAAACCTTGAAAGATGATAAAATGGAGGAATACTTGAATGATGGAATGGGAGAATAAGTTGTACCAGATATTGCTGCCTGGTCGTGAAGCCTTGGGCGTGATGGAAGACTGGCTGGAATGTAACATAGAAACAGACATTCGTCTGCGCAGAGCCAAGACGAAAGGGCATTTAGTGATAGAAACGACGGATACCATGTTTGCCAACCGTATTCGAATGTGGCATCCCGGATGTAAAATACATATTAAAGATTTAAAATGATGGAAGAGCAAAAGAAAACCTGCTGCATCTGCGGCAAAGAGTTGGAGGGTTACGGATACAACCCGTTTCCCGTGAAAGAGGAAGGCATCTGCTGCCGTTCGTGTAATTACAGCGTAGTCATTCCGGAGCGATGGAAACGCCACAAGGCTTATCAACGCGGTGAGGAAATCGAAAACAAGCGAGTGTATATCAGTGGAGCCATTGCCCACTATGATATGGCAGAGCGCAAGGAAGCCTTCGGACGTGCCGAAGAATTGTTGAGAACTGAGGGCTATGATCCGGTAAACCCATTCAATAACGGCCTGCCAGAAGAAGCCCGCTGGAAAGCCCACATGCGGGCCGATATTGCCCTGCTGCTGGCTTGTGACTATATCTACATGCTGAAGGACTGGGAACTGAGCAAGGGAGCCAAGCTGGAACTTGACGTGGCCAGTTCGTGTGGCATTAAAGTATTGTTTGAATAACCTTTAAATTGTAGAATTATGAATGATATTGAAAAAGTTTTCCGTGGACTGGGTAGAACCAAGAAAGTTGAGTTTGTCTCTGAAAATATTGAATACGCATCCGCACATGCTGTTGCGGAGTATGTAAAAGGCTATCTGTTTGATGTGCTAAATGATCTTGGCGATGACGATTATGTGGCATCGTATTTAAAAGACAAGGGATATGAAGTAACGAAGAAGGATACTGATAAGTGAAAATGATATGGCACAGGAAGTAACCAATTTCGCCCGGTTCTATGCATTGTTCAACAAGCTGCCCTGTACAGGAGACCGGGAAGGGCTAAAGAAGCAAATCGTTCTGCAGTACACGTGGGACCGTACGGAAAACCTCCGTGAAATGACATCCAAGGAATATGAAGCCTGCTGCTGTGCCTTGGAGAAACTAACCGGGCAGGATAAATGGAGACAGAAACTTCGCGAGGAACTGCGGCGGAAACGCAGCGTATGTCTGAAGCTGATGCAACAGTTGGGGATTGACACCACCGATTGGAACCGAGTCAACGAATTTTGCAACAATCCCCGGATAGCCGGCAAGCCCTTTGTTCAGATTAGTACAGCGGAGTTGGAACACCTGGCCATCAAACTGCGGGCTATCCAACGAAAAGGAGGTTTAACCGATAAATAGAACAATATGGATAAAAAAGCACATGAAGCGCTTGAGCGCATAAGAAAAGACGTGACTCTTACGACATCCGATCTGGAGAACCAAGATGCAGCAGAGTTTTTCAACGAGCTGGCCGACTGGGCGTATGCCAACGGTGAAGCCATGTTGATAGACGATGAACCAGAAAAGCAGGATGGTGAGGAAGAATAAAAAACAAGTGATAAACATTCAAAATGATTTAAACATGGAAAAGAACAACCAAAGTGTGGACATCAAGTCCCTGAGTAAAGAACAGCGAGCAGCCCTCATGGCCCAGCTGCAGCAAGAAGAGAAAGAAGACCGCATTGCCCGTCGTGAAACTTACGAGGCATTACGCGGTGAGTTTATGCACGAAGTAAAGACCAACGTCCTTGAAATGGTGAATGCCGTGACCGGGTTCCGCGGATGGCTGGAAAAAGAAGCCGATGCCTTTACCAAGGTGATGAAGGAATACGGCCAGGTGAAAAGCGACGAACAGCGTAGCTACACCATTACGGACGGTGACTTCCGCCTGGAGGTGAAAAGCAACAAGGTGAAAGGCTTCGATGAACGAGCTGATATGGCAGCCGACCGTCTGATTGACTACCTGAAGCGCTACATGCAGAACAGTGAGAAAGGTTCGGATGATCCGATGTATCAGATGGCCATGACCCTGCTGGAGCGCAACAAGATGGGCGACCTGGACTACAAGAGCATTTCGAAGCTCTACGAACTGGAAGACAAGTTCGATGAAGAGTATGCAGACATCATGCGCCTGTTCAAGGAAGCCAACGTGGTGCAGCGCAATGCCACCAACTACTACTTCAGTCGCCGGAACCCTGAAAACGGTGTATGGACCCGCATAGAGCCCAGTTTCTGCCGTTTGTAGCCGGAATCCGTTAACCCTGTAAACAGAAAGCGCCGCAGTTGTTATAATTGCGGCGCTTTTGTTCTTAAATTCGATGAAAATCAGCTATTTTTGTAAGAGAAATAAAGCGTATGGGCAAAGGACGGGATAAAGAATTGATCAAGCTGCGTGACGAGGCACTGTGCCGCCGTTACTACTATTGGACAGAAATACAGCGGTTGCGGTTCGACGATGCTTTAAAAGTGTTGTCGGAGCGCGAATTCTTTATATCCGAGGAACGTATCATGACCATCATCCGCCGGAAATCACGTGAGGGAACAGACTACAATCTGAAGCCTGTTCCCAAGGTGAAAGCCCCCCGTCTGACTGCCGCCCAGCTTGAGCTATTCCCCGTAAGATGACGGCATGGCCGATTCATCGTGCAGTGTGAATGAGAATGTCATTTCATAGACCTTGATGTAATGTGGCATGGCATACGAGCGGCTTTTCTCGCGTACCAGCGGCGAAGCGTTGTCCGTGCATTGCAGACACTGCAGCGACTTGTATAATTTCCCGGCCAGCTGCTGCCTTTCCCTCACCTTGTCATACGTGCCAGATGCGTAGCTTGTATCGTCGTAACAATCAATAGCCAGCCGGACGGTCAGCATGGATTCGCTTTTCTGTACCCCATATCCGAGGTCGTTCCAGTCAGAACTTGTATTTCCAATCAATACACAAGGGAAGGTGACCGGGTACTGGTCTTCTTCTGCCCCCATTTCCAATTGTCCGTAGTCCTCATCGATGAGCGAGAGTTCCGGCATTTCCTGTGCAATCTGTTCCATGATTGCGATAAAAACTTCTTCCATATCCTTAGCTGTTTAAAATGTTGGTAATTTCCTGATCCATCTTCTCCCGTATGCGGCTGTTCAATTCTTCGCTTTCGCCCATGAACTGGCGCTGCGGGATGCGAATGTGCAGTCTCTTTTTTTTGGTAAGTGCCATGTTTCTCCAGAACTGTGCTTGCGGATTCAGTTCCTTCGGTTTGGTACGTCGTTTAACGCGTTTCTTTTGCCCTGTGTCGGCTTTTTTTCTTTTCCCCGAAGCCTTGTAGAACTTGGCCCATGCAAAGCGCCTCATGCGGTCTGTGACGGTGACGTCGATTTCGCCACCCCAGTTGTGGATGGGCGCATAGACCACCTCGTTGAACACCCTTACCCGGTAGTCGGCAGGTGTATATCCGACCGACTTGAAAAGATGCTTCCTGCCGGAGAGCAGCGTGCCGTAATTGCTGGCGGCATCGGTACCTCCCGAGGACAGCCGTTTGGATTTTGGCCAGGGGTGAAGCCCCCCGTTGACAAAGCCCCCATGCCGGAAGTTATCCTGGAAATGGTCTTTGGCCATACGTCCTACCATGACCGGCATTTTGCGGCGCATCATACTGTCCAGCCTGTCACGTTTCCGCTTTATCATTTCCGTAAAATCTTTTATGTCCATAATCATCAGTAATTCAAGAATAATTTATAACTTTGCAACCGAGGCTTCCAATATGCCTTTTATGCGTTATGAATATACCGGAACAAGTAAAGAACGAGGCCCGTGTACTTATTGAGCAATACGGTGACACCTTCGAATACCTTGGTATTTATGAAGGCCAGGAAGCCTATGTGTTCAAGTTTCCGGGGGACTCCTGTACCGGTTATCCTTTCATCTATCTGTATGACGGTAAAGACGCAACCGAAATAACCGGTCCGTTATCCCTTGACGTTATCGATTCATGTATCGAAAATATCGAGGAAGGAGACATCGAATAGCTTATTGTCAATTCTCAGGACTCCCCTGCAGTTGTGGGAAGTCGCAGCTCCTATTTCACATAAATATTTTACGTCTTTCCATTCCATTCCTGAACCGGCAGAATTATCGCTTTGGGGTTCGATATACCTTAGTTCACCATCCGCAAACCGTTGCAGGATTGTAGCATGCCCGCCCCCGCTTTTCCAGCCGATGCACAATTCATACACGCCTTCTTCCTTACATACCTCATTGAAATACTCCATGTACCTTTTAGGGGTCATTTTCAGGTATCCTTTGTGCGCAAGCCAGCTGTTTATACTTATATGTTGCGCCGGAGTACCGTCGGTGTTTTTCCAGACTTCAAATGCACGTCCATTACTCAGATATTCAAGTTTAGACCCTGCGACATTGCCTTTGGCGGTAATATCCCATCCACGTAATCGTAAAGCGTATGCCGGTGCGCAAGTCTGGCAGTTGATACTGTATGGAGTATCCCGTTTTTTATCGTAATCGCTGTTCTTCCGGTATCTGTTTCCCCTTTTATCGCGGTATATTCCTTTGGAATCCAAAATATACTCTTCCACATGTTTGGGATTTGCATTCTGTTTGTCCGCCTTATCCACATCCATAGGTTTTCCTTTTTTGATTTTAAGAGCCTTTTCCATTTCGAGGTTGTTCCGGGCAATGGCCATTTTTTCCTCCACGGTAAGGTAGTCCGGCATTTCCGCAATCATTTCATCAATGCGCGCCATAAGTTTATCCACCGCTTTTTTGGCACCCTTGTGGGCTTCTGCCTGATATGGATGATTGTCGGAAAACAGTTTGCCGTCCGTCCCCGGATTGTTATCCAGTCCGGGCTGGGGCTTGTTCTTGTCGTCTTCGTCCGGAAGTGGTGTCGGCTCCTCGTCGGTGGCAGTGAGGTCGCACTTGCAGTTCCACCGGTCGCCCGGTCGGTGGATGTTCCAGAACGTGTCATCAATCGGCCGGATGGTATTCCAGAACGGGCGGTGGTCAGCCCCCGGATGAATGGAGGTGGACGGTAGCCATTTGAGGTTGGGCAGAATATCGCGTTCGCGCAGGAACTGTTGCCAGTCAGCCGCCTGATGCGCCCGGATGACCGCCGTATCATACTCCGTCCGCAGCCAGTGACGAACCTGATGGGAAGCAATGGGCAAGACTTCCTGTACCCATTTGTCGAACGGTTTTAAAATGCCGTTTGAATCCAATAAAAGTCGTGCCATGTCATTCTGCATACGATGTACCTTGAATGCTGAGAATACGGCATTGTTCCGGAGTATGGCATTTCTGAAATCCTCGTCCGGAGTAATGGCCTTGGATTTGCTGAATCCTTCCTTTGCCGCCTTGTCCATCTTTGCCCATATTTCATTGAACAGGTTGATTTCGATTTCGGTTGCCGGATGAAAGTCCCTGCTGTATATGTTCAGCAAGGCACGCCGCAGCACCTCTTCGGAGAAGTCAAACTCCATGGAGATGCTGCCATTATCAGCCGCATACAGTCTGTCGACTACCAGTCTAAAGCTGCCCCGTCTGCCGGGGCTTTCACGAAAAAACCTTTGAGCCAGTTCCGGAAGTTTCTTTTCTGTTTCGGTGTCGGTTCATCATCCCGTCCCTTATTCGCTGGCTCCGGCTCCTTCTTCGGGCTTGGAATCTGGTCGGCTTGTTCAGCCGTCTTTTGTTCCGCCTTCAGCTGCTCGTAATTGGCCGGTTTGTCGATACCGAATTCCTCATAGAGATAATCGTCATCGATGGGGATGTTGAAGTTCTTCTTCAGCTGCGTGAGGATGGATATTTTGGTACCGGCATCCGTTTCTTTCGGTTCCGGAAAGCAGAATGTCCCCCCTTCAGTATTGATGCCCATGCGCAGCAAAATGTCCGTCATGTCGTAATTCAGCACGTTGAGCACGTATTTCCGGTCAGCCTCCAGTACCTTGTCCTCTACTTTCTTATGAACCGTACCCAAAGCCTGTGTGCCTTTTTCGGACGATTCGGTTGTCAGCGTATTGCCCAGTATCAGTTTGGAAATTTCGTTGTTGCACCGTTCGCAGAGGCGTTCATAGACATCGGCAGACCCTGTTTTGTTTCCGGCTTCCGTAAGTTTGAGTTCCGTGTCCTTGGCATGAAAGAACTGCGCCAGACTTCCGGCATTTGCCGCATCCTCCATAGCCCGCTGGCGGGACTCGTCGTCGTCGGAGTCATAGATATATTCCTGTATGGGCATGCCGAATACCTCGGAGAACTGTGCCCAGTCGCCCGTGGTGTTACGTTTGTAGATGACCCAAGGTGCAGCCTTGGCCAACAGCCCCAAATCGGACGGTGAACCCACAAAAAGCAGGTCGGTATATTCATTCCAGGAATGGCCGGTAATGTCCGTCTGGTGGCGCAGGATGAGTTCCCTGACCGGATCCACATGCTTGCGCGGTACCAGGTCATAATCCACCCACTCCTGCAGCTTGTAGAACTGGCAGAGCGAGAAGCCCCAGAATTTCGCATCAAGGATGTCACCCACCAGCCGGTTGAACCAGGGCGACTGTATCTGTTCGTTGATTTTATCGTCGGGCTTCCCGTCCACCCGGAATTCCATGTTGGAGCACAGCACGGCATTCTTTCGCTTTTCGAGCACACAGGAAAGGTGGGTATCCATCAGAATGTCCTCGTAGAGGTCATAAAGTTTGTAACGTCGTGAGAAATCGACATTCTCGGCTGCCTTGACGGCTGCCATGTAGTCGGAAATGTCCAGCCCGAAGCGTTTGGGCTGTGTGAGTACAATCACATTCGGTCTCTTCTGCCCCGGCAACGTAAAGTTTCCCCCTACGGTGATGATACCGGCTTTGTTGTTTTTTCTGTTTTTCTTTTTCATGATGCTTGCTTTTTACCAGTGGTTCGTTCGTTTGCGGTTGCTTTGAATGCGGAAATCCGACCTGCCCGCCCTTTGTTCCTCAGGCAGCAGCGGAGCCCCTTCGATTGAAATGTCCTCGTCGGCCACCGCCTTCATCCATTCCACCGCCCGTTCGTAGCGGTCCTTGCGTACCTGGGAAAGTTTCTGCGGGTTGTGGATGCAGAAGATGTGATAGACTGCCATGTCGATGACCATCATCAGCACGAGCTGGTTCCGGTTGTCCCCGGTGGCCGCAAAAATCTTGTTGCAGTCGTAGCGTTTGCTCAAATAACACCGCATTTCGGCAATGGCCCTGTCCTCGCAAACCTCAATGACCGTTTCGTCCTCTCTAACCAGTGCGTCGAGGATGTCTCGGTGGATGCTCGCATCGTAATCGGTAAGTTCAACAAATTTGCTCATAGTCCTATTGTTTTAGAGTTGTCATAATCTTTTCTTGTTCCGCTTTCTTACATCCTTCCGTGAGCGGAATACGGGCGGTTCAATGCGCCTGATCAGTTCGTCGATGATGCGGTTTGCTCCTTCGACCGCATCCGGTCCGTCGGCCGGGTAGCGCATGGTCAGGGTGAACAGCTTGAACTGGTCTTCCAGTTCCTTCATGTGCGGATTGTCCCGTTCAGCCTCGTTGAGGATGAGGTTCCCTTCGCGGTTGAGCGGTTCAAGGTTGGCCTCGATACGCGTAGCCTTGTCCGTCTTCTTCTCCTCGTCGCCCCGGATGAACAGCGCAATCTTCTGTTCGCGGCGCACCTTTGCCACCAGCGGTTTGAACACCTGCTGGAAGAAAGGGTCCTGCAGCTTGTTGTTCTCCATGTAGCAATAGACATTGGTCTTGCCCCCGACAAATTCAAGCATCCGGACATACCAGTCAATAAACTCCGCATTGAGCGCCTGTGCCAGGAAAGTCTTGATGACGTAAAGCCTGCCACCCAATTTGCCACAGAGCGAAACCGTCTTGAAGGATTTGCCTTTCTTACCCTTGCTTTCGCCCGGTGCCGGGTCGCCATACACCACGAGGAACTTGAATTTGGAGAGTGCTGGAACCTTGCCGTATGCAATGTTTTCGAATACCTCGCCCACGGAAATCGGGTTGTTGAAATATTCTCCCTGTGCCGCCTTTTTGGATATTTTGGACAGTGTGCGGTCGATGTCCTCTTCCGAGTTCTTTTCCGGCCATGTGGAAAAACCGTTTTTGTCGCGGATGTTCACGATGTCCCAGGAGTCGGCCATTTCGCCCGCCCTCACCACGCAGCAGTCCTTGGCGATGATGTTTCCGCAGAAGATGACCAGTGTAGGTTCGGAAATGGACCTTGTGGGATACAGCGCATTTTCCCACCAGTCCCAGCGCTTCTGGATGATGTCCGGGTTCTTGGTATCCTCGTCCGTATCAAAGTCATCGACCAGCAGCACGTCGGGACGTATGGCCTCGTTTCGCGAACCACGCGGAGATTGTCCGGCACCCAGTGCGCGGAAAGAGACCTTCCCTTTTGTGGTGAATTCATCCTCGGTCCATGAGCCCGGCAGTTCCTGTTTGCCGTAGTATGCCATGATGCGTCCGTTGGCTTCGAGATTGGCCCGGTAGGGATCGAGCAGGCGCACCGCATTGTCCTTGCTGTTGGAGGTCAGAATCACATTCTTTTTGCGTCCGGTAAGCGTGAGATTCATGACGATGAACATGGTGACGGTGGATTTGGCCAGCTCACGGCTCCAAGAAAGCACCTCAAACCATTCATCGTGTGCAATGATCCGCCGGATAGCCTTTTTCTGGAAGTCGGCAAATTCATATTTGGCATAATTCGGAAAAAAGAACTTGATCCATTCTATGGGATGTTTCTCAAGATATTCCCGGTGTTTTTCCCGTTCGGCTACCGTCATGTTCCTATCGACCGGTGTAGCCCTTGCGATGTCTTCTTTGTACTTCTCCCAATCGAGGAGAGCGAGTCTGTCAGTCTGTTTCATTGTCTATCCCTTTATAATTTGTCTTTAATGTACGCATCGGCCAGGCGTGTAATTTCCTTTGCCTTTTCGAGGTCGGCCGCCCGTACCCAGTCGATGAGCCCGGTGAGGACACTGATGATGTCGGCAATGCCCACTTCCTGCTCCATGTTGCGTATGGCCGCCGACAGTTTCCCGAGGATATCAGCCTCCTTGGATGAGGGGAACCGTTCCCCTTCGGGCCGTTCGGCGATGGCCTTGTTTATTTCGGCCACCTGCCGGTAGAGGTTAGCCACCTGTTCCTGCCTTGTGAGCGTAAGCCCCACCTTCTGTTCCTCCCACTTCCCGGCCCGTACCCAGTTGGACACGGACACCCGTGACACGCCCACCCGGTCGGCGATTTCCTGCTGTGTGAGGTTTTCCTTGAGGTACAAAGTTTTTGCCCATTCCTTTTTCTGGGCATTCGTCAAATCTGCCATAAATCGTCCTTTTTAGTTGTAAATCACGTTACAAAATTGCATGAAAAAGCGGGGTTTGTAAAAGCGCGTACGCATGATGACGGGTTACAGCGTTATGATAACGCCAGAAAACGTTATGATGCGGACGCGGTTTCTTGGTGCCATGGGAATGTTCTATTTTCGCACCATCGAAAGGCGGGGAAACCGCTGGTAAAGACATGACGATGAGCAGATTTTTCAATATTACAACGAGTGACGACGGCACCAGTACGATATTCCTGTACGGGGACATCGGAGACTATACGGAGGTGCAAAGCGGGCGCATAGCCCAGGAACTGATGGAAGCCGAACGCGTGAGCCGACGCATCCATGTGCGTATCAACAGCAACGGCGGGGAAGTGTACAGCGGCATTGCGATATTCAACGCCCTGCGCCATAGCCAGGCCGACATCCGCATTTATGTGGATGGCATAGCCGCCAGCATGGCCAGTGTGATAGCCCTTTGCGGCAAGCCCGTAGAAATGAGCAAATATGCCCGTCTGATGCTGCACAGTGTGAGCGGAGGGTGTTACGGCAACAAGCAGGACCTGCAGCGTTGCATGGAAGAGATAGAAAGCCTGGAAGGCAGCTTGAGTGAAATCTATGCCGAGCGGCTGGGCATGAGCAAGGAAGAAGTGAAACAGACCTATTTTGACGGCGAGGACCATTGGCTGACCGCCAAGGAAGCCCTGGACCTTGGTTTCATAGACGACATCTATGATGCAGACCCCGTGCCGGCAGACAGTACACCGGCGCAGATATATACTTTATTCAATAACCGGCTCGTTGAGCCACAAAAAAACAGAGAAGACATGAATCTGGAAGACGTAAAGAAACGCCCGCGCTTCAAGGACTGCGCGAGTGATGCGGATGTGTTCCGCCTGATGGACCAACTGGAGGAAGAGGCAGGCAAGGTACCTATCCTTACGAAAGAGAACACCGACCTGAAGGCCAAGGTGAAGACCTACGAAGACAAGGCTGAAGCCGAAGACCTTGCCGCCCGCAAGCAGCTGCTTGACGCAGCCGAGCAGGACGGTCGCATTGATGCGACTACCCGTCCCATCTACGAAAACCTTTTGGCCAATGACCGCGAGAACGGCGAAAAGGCCCTGGCCCAACTGCCGGTAAAGCGCCGTGTGATGGAAGACCTGCATCTGGAACCGAATGGTGAAGAAAGCCCCTGGAACAGGCGTATGCGAGAAATTAAGGACAAACGTAAAAAGTGATTGAACTATGGCAATAATTGTAAGAAACACGAATTACAGCGGCGAGGTACTGGAACAGTTGCTGACGCTTGCCGCTACGAGCAATGAGATTGTGGAAAAGGGGCTGATCATGGTGATTCCCGGTGTGGAGAAGAAAATCAGCCTGCCGCGCCTGAAGACCGGCAAGATGCTCCAGAAGCGCAAGGAGAACCCCGGCGTGGAGGATTCGAAGGGCAACTTCAACTATGACGAAAAGAGTCTTGACCCGGTGGACTTCATGGCCTTTACGGTGTTTAACCCCCGCACGTTCGAGAACATCTGGCGCAAATGGCAGCCGAAGGGCAACCTGGTATTCTCGGAACTTCCGCCCGAAGCGCAGAACGCCCTGCTTGCCGAGTTGGCCAAGCGGGTACAGTTCGAACTGGGTGACCACTATGTGAACGGTGAATATGGGGATGATGACGACCACTTGTTTAACGGCATCCTGACCCAGATGGCCAAGGATACTGAGGTGATTGTGGTGGACAGCGCAGAATCGACCATGCTGGGCAGACTGAAAGCCATGCGTGCGAAGATTCCCGTGGCCATCCGCAACAACCCGGACCTCCGCATTCTGATGAGCGTGAACGACTTTGACAAGTATGATGACGAGCTGACCCAGCGCGAGTCCAAGAACACGAGCGAAACCGATGTGAATGCCCGCCGCTACAAGGGCATTACCATTGAGACGCTTGCGGCCTGGCCCGATGATCTGATTGTGTGCACCCTCTGTTCGCCCGATGCCGGCGGCAACCTGTTTGCGGCTGTGAACCTGCAGGACGATGAAGACGTGATTCAGATTGACAAGATCTCGAACGCGAGCGAACTGTACTTCTTCAAGATGCTGATGAAGGCTGACACGAACATTGCCTTCGGTGAAGAAGTGGTGGTGCTGGACAAGCGAAGCAACCCCGTGTTCAAGGCGAGCGAGAAGAAGATTTCAGTTGACCCTGCCAGTGTGACCCTTGAGGCAACCGGTGGCAGTGAAGAAGTGACCGTGACCGCCAGCGGAGAATATGAGATAGGCAGTGCCCCTGCCGGCTTCAAGGTGGAAGCGACGGATAAAGGCGTGAAGATTTCGGCCGGTGCAAACAGTGGCAGTCAGAAAACCGGTACACTGACCCTTACGCTCAATGCCGACCGCAGCAAGACGGCCAAGATTACCATTACCCAAAACCAGAAAGAATAAGATGGTATGGCAAAATTGAAGTATCTGGTAATTCACTGTACGGCAACCCCGGAGGGGCGTGAGGTATCATCGGCGGACATCCGGAAGTGGCACACTTCGCCCGTAAGCCAGGGTGGCAGAGGTTGGAAACAGGTGGGCTACACCGACCTGTTCCACCTGCAGGGCGGTGTGGAACGCTTGGTGAACAACAACGAGGATGCGCAGGTGGATCCCTGGGAAGTGACCAACGGAGCCAAGGGGTACAACAGCGTGAGCCGACACATTGTGTATGCCGGCGGTGTGGCCAAGGACGGCAAGACCCCGAAGGACACCCGCACCGGCTGCCAGAAAAAGGCACTGGAGAAGTATGTGAAGGACTTCCATCGCAGATTCCCGGATGTGCGCATTGTGGGACACAACGAGCTGGCGGCCAAAGCCTGCCCCAGTTTCGATGTACAGAAATGGCTGAAAGAAATAGGTATTAACCAATAATAAAAGAAGCAATCAATGAAACGAATTATGCTGTTTATGATGCTGATGCTGGGAACAGTATCGGCTGTGATGGCCCAAGGGGCCGATGTTCCGGCAACGGACTATGACGAAATGATTGGCACCTTTGCCGGTTTCGTCGGCGGTGTGGTGGTGCTTACTGAAGGGTTGAAAGGTTTGTTCCCCAACATGAAAGGCTGGGTGACGCAGCTGGTGAGCTGGTGTGTGGGCCTGGTGTGCGCGATGCTACTGTGGTGGCTTGATGCCGGATTTGTGAGTGATGTGAGCTGGGACATTGCCTTGCTCTATGGTTTTGGTGCCTCACTTGTAGCCAATGGGGTAGCCGACACGGGACTGGTGCAATGGGTTATCGGACTATTCCGAAAGAAACGCGAGGAAGCAGAATAAAAGGTTGACTGACTAAAAAACGGGTGGTATGGACTTTAGCGAGATCATGAACATTATTCTTAGCGGCGGCCTTGTGGGCACTGCAGCAGCCATCGGTTCCCTGCGTGCTACGGTGAGGAAAGCGAAAGCGGAAGCGATGAAAGCCGAAGCCGACGCAGAGGGTGTGCGTGTGGATAACGCAGAACATGCCACCCGCGTTTTGGTGAGCAATATTGTGGTACCCTTAAAAGAAGAACTGAATGCAACAAGAAAAGACCTGCAGGCCAACAAGCGCGAAATGGCGCGACTGCGCAAGGCCATTGACACTGCCAACAGTTGCCGCCATCATGATGACTGTCCTGTGCTTGGCGGGCTGCGCAAGCAGCAGGAAGAGCACGACGGTGGAGAAGACACAGACGGAAACGGCAAGCGCCGACAGCGCGAACGGAAGCCGACGGGCGGGACTGGTGATGGCGGGGATACCGGCGAGTTCGGTGAAGCTGACTATACCGGCGGACAGCCTCCGTAAGCTTCCTGAAGGTGCCGTGTACCGTGGCAAGAGCGGACAGGCCAACCTGACCGTAGGCAG